ACCACTCCTAGGGCCTGGGTAGACCCGTTGAAGTTGGACGAAGTGCTGACATACTCAAAGACAATGCCGTGTGGCTCCCATTGATCAAAATTGTTGGCAAATTGCGATAGCCATGGGAACGTCGTAGGATTGGACGGGTTAACAATGTAGGACGTGTTGTTGAACGCGGAAGAGGCTCCAACCAGCGACGATCCGGAGATGACGTCGCCGATGTACTCTCGTTCTCGGATCCTAATCCCACGCCGGCCATCCGGCGCGAAAGTTGGCATCACAGGGCCTGCAGCGGTCGAGGTAATGAGGGAGTTGGCACGCATGTCATAATCGCCTGAACCAACCAGGCGAGTATATGCTTTGTTTGCCAAAGTGCGGCCCAAATCAGGCTGGCCAAAACGAGCACCAATAGCAGTCCCGGCACCCGAGACAACCTGGCGCGCAACGGCCGAGGTTGCGGCGGTCCGAATGGCGTTGCGGACCGACTTCGGGATCTTAAAATCCCCGCTCCCAGAGACCAATTGGTGCTGGGGAACATTCTGCGCACGACGAGATGCGCGACGACGGTTTCTCTGTTGTTTAACAGGCATGTTACAAGAAAGGACAACACAAAGGACAAGTGTTATAATACTTAAGGTAAGCAAAAGGAGGTACTAAAAAGGTACGAAAGCGGTAGGTATGTTACAAGAAACAAACACGAACCCACTAGGAGTCTCGTCGGAGAATCCTAGGAGCCCACGCCACGCTGATGACGACCGGGAAGGTGTGCAGCTGGGAAAGCAACTCGCAGAAATGCAGATGGTCGGCGCGGGTCAGACCGTATCTGTTCTCGAGGAACGGCCACACATCAGGGGAAGTCTCGTGGCGACGGGCCACGTGCATCTTGTAATCCGCCTCAGGGATCACCTTTCGCCGTTTTGTGACGGGCAATATTCTCAAAATGGTCTGGAGAAACTCACGTGCGAACGGGACGTGCCACATGTCATCAAGGCACACCGAAGCTACGGATCGAAGGTCCTCAAAGGGTTTCTCGATCTTCCAACCAAATTTGGTGATCATCCGCCCCAGTTTGGGGGCGGGTATAAAGCCATCCATGCTGGGATACATGAGTTTGCTACAAAACTCAAAATCCCACAGGTTCTGGGAGATGGAAGCTTCAACGGGGAACCCGAGGCGAGCTGCTCTAGCTCGAAACTCCTCGATCTCAGGCTCCACAGCGCTCAACATGCCCAAGTCATCGCCTGAAACGGATCCCGCAGCATTCTCGCCAATGATCATGGGGCGAACTGGGGTCTTACAGGCATAGACGGTCACTTCAACATTCTGCTCGGTGTTACCGACAGAAGTCTGCGCATCGCCGGAGGCACGACGGAACTCAACTTTCACCATCCAGCCATTCATCGACAGCCCAGTAAACCTTTCACCCTGTGTGACCGCACCCAAAGCTTTGCCTTGGAGACCAAGACGCTTCCAACGGCGTCGCTCTCCAACGATGGCAGGCTTATTGTAATTGGCATCCTGGCGCAC